CGCATCAAATGCAAGAAAGATGCAAAGGCGACGAAATAGCCACTTGACACGGTATAATATATGTACTAATATACGGACACACCAACGACGGCACAGATGACCGACTTGGTAAATGAAAGGCAATGACCATGATGAAGCACATGACCCCAGCAGAGGCCACCGAGATGCGCACCACGATTGTGCAGCGCTCCGACTCGTTCGTCGAGTTCGCATTGCAGGTCGCACGCAAGACCGGCGACACCCTCGCGGTGGAACTCTTCGAGGCTGAGCAGAGCCGTCGCATCACGTTGCAAATCCTCGGCATGATCGCACCGCTGGACGCCATCCCAACTATGAAGGACTAACCATGCCAATCCCCGTGACGAGCGCCACCAACCCGGGCCGCTCTTGGTACCGACTGAGCATTCACTTTGATGCCGAAGCCATGGACGCACTCGTCAAACTTGTAGACAGACTGACAGAATCCTACGGCACCAAAGTGAGCCTGAGCCAAGCAATCCGTACCGCAGTAATCGACACCGAGCGCGAAACGCGCACCAATGACGAGGAGAACTTCCAATGAGTTTCGAACTTGACCTGAACGAACTTGGATACACGCCAGAACGCGAAGAGACCGGCGACGGCATCCCACGGATTAGTTGGCTGTCCACCACGAAGACCAAAGGCGTCGTTGGCAAGTTCTACGCACGTGAGACGGCGTTGCCTTCGCTGCTCGCACCGTGGACGCACGACGAACTCTTCGACGACGAAGCCGGATTCACTGCAACCGACCTGCGCATCATCGTACTCCGCACACGCACCCAAGCGTACAGCGAAGAGACCAACAACGGCATCCGCACCAAGACATGGCACGCACACTGGAAAGCCAACGCAGCCATGCGTCTCTACACTGAGATACTTTGTTTCATCGAAGGATACGACGATGTTGTGGTGTGGCCGGTGAAGGGCTTGGTTGGTCGAGGCGTGACCGCGGCGCGCGGTGAATCCATCTTCAGCGCCATGCGCGAAGTGGAGAAAGAAGCACGCAAGACGGCGAACCGTGACATCCCTTCGTTCATGTTCTGGACACCAATCACACAGCCCAAGGATAAGAAGGGCCGCGTCGTCACCATCGATACCGGCTACGGCTCCAACGTCGTGATTCCGCAGATTGGCTTCGACGTCAACGCGATCAACCGCGACTTGTGCGCTTCGCTCTACGTTGGCAAAGACCGCATGGCGTTAGCAGCCGAAGCCTTCGCAGAATACAAAGACTGGTCAAAGGAGATGCGGAGCAACGACGAAGGCGAAGCCTCAGCGCCAACAGAGCCAGCGCGCAACGTCCCAAGCGCGGTCGAAGAGGACGACGCAAAGCCGTTCTAAGTAGACCGAATGACACCCCATCGTTTACGCGGTGGGGTGTTTTGTTTTGTTGTAATATCATGCTACAATGTAAATCCACATAGAAGGGGGAACCAATGCCACGACGAAAAGACAAAGAGCCGTCGAACATGATTAGCACCGGTATGCGATGCTCGCCGGAGTTGCTCGACGCGCTCAGCATCCACGCTGACAGCAAAGGGATGTCGCGCAATGCGTTGATCGTGCAGATTCTGACCAAGGCAACCAAGGCGAAGACGACGAAGAGCCGGGAGGATGGGCGATGAGTATCAAAATCTATTTGGTTAAACACCACGACACGGGCATGGGCTATGTTGGCATCACCGGCGACGAGTTGGCTAAGCGCTGGTATCAACACCTACACGATCCGAAGGGCGCATTGTACGCCGCTCTGCGGGCCGAAGGACATCGCATGAGTATGCAACTCCTCGAAGAGGTCGAGACGCGCGCAGAAGCGTTGATTAAAGAGCAAGAGTACATACATGCGCTTGGCACTGCGCAGCCGGCCGGATGGAATCGCGACGTGCGACCGTTGCCAGTCGAGGAGCAAACACCAGTAAAGCCGAAGAAGTGGATAAGCCATACTAGCAAAGTAAATATAGAGCATTTAGTATTAATCTGTCCTGCTTGTAGTCGTCATTGCACACATCAAGGCGCAGTAGAAGTTTTTCTACGTATAAATGGCGATGAAGACGGTATCCATACTTTTGCAAAGTTTGGAGGAACAACCGTAGATAACTATCTGACAGATAATCCAAGTATGCGTTCAAGCGGAATACGAATATTTTTTACGTGTGAATATTGTCACTTCGATATGGATGTTGATAATGACGGAAATCTAATTCATAATGATTCCCCACCTCCATACGAATTACTTATTCAACAACACAAAGGTTCTACCATCTTTGAAACTGTCTACTACCTTGAGGACAAGTCGTGAACATTGCAGACCTTAAACTGCAAGCCCGCTGGGTGTGTTATGACGCAAAGAAAGCGCCAATCAACGCACGCACCGGCCACTTTGCAAAGTCCACCGACCCGAAGACGTGGACGACGTACGCAGTCGCACGAGCCGCGGCGGATCGTCTCGGCTTGCCCGGTGTCGGCGTCGTCTTCAACGGTGACGGCATTGTCGGCATCGACCTTGACGACGCGCTGACCCCAGACGTCGACGAGCATGGCGCTCCGATAATGAAGCGCCATGGATACGCCGAGCATCTCATGGGCTTGTCTCCGTCGTACACCGAGGTATCACCGTCTGGCACCGGTCTGCACATCATCGGCACCGCAAAGATACCGCGGTCAATCAAAGAACCGCTCGAAGGTATCGGCGTGGAAGTCTACGACACCAAGCGCTACTTTACATGGACCGAGGACACCGTCGGCGACTGCTACGAACTCAACGACATCCAAGACGCCGTCAATCAGATATTCGATGACCTCGACCACGTGCCCGAGCCAGAGCCAGACATCGAGCCCGACCATACGCACGACACATCGACACCGCAAAACCTCGACAAGTGGATTGCCAAAGTCATCGCCAATCGACTCGACACCGCGGTGCGCAAAGTCAAAGATGCACCGGATGGATTCCGACACGAGACACGCATCCGTGCAGCACGGCTCATCGGCGGATACATGGTGTCAGCAGAGAAGAAAGGCGTGCACGTCTTAACCGACACCGAGGCAATCAACGCACTGCTCGACGCGCAACCACCGGCCAAAGAAGCATACGCCAAAGAGCGCCTCGCCTTGGTCAGCGGTCTCAAGTACGGACGCGCCAAACCGTGCGACCTACCCATGCCCAAAGAACCCATAGCACCACTACGCAAAACACCGCCAACAGTCCTCACAGAAACCACGGAGAGCGTCGAAACCGTCGAAGTCGAGGAAACATACCACCTCACCGACCTCGGCAACGGTCGCCGCCTTGTTCGTGCCTGCGGTGACAAACTCTGCTACGTCGCAGAGTGGAAGCAGTGGCTCGTCTGGGATGGTCGACGCTGGGCCAAGGGTGACGACGCCGGCGTGGTGCGCTTGGCTCATCGCGTCGCGCTTGACATCTACACCGAGATTGCCGACGAGCCAGACAGCGACCGTCGCAAAGACATTACCAAGTGGGCCGTCGCAAGCGAATCCGCCATGCGTATCGACGCAATGATAAAGAGCGCACGACCCTACCTCACCAAGGCACCGAACATCTTTGATACCCATGCGCATTTACTCAACGTCGCCAACGGCACCATCAATCTGCAAACGATGAAGATGGCCAAACACGATCCGGCGCAGTTCCTTACCAAGATTGTCGACGTCGAGTATGACGAGCACGCTTCGATGTCGCCACGCTGGGCTAAGTTTCTGCGAACCATCTTCGACAACGACAACGAACTCGAAGGATACGTACAGAAGGCCGTCGGCTATACGCTCACCGGTCACACCGACGAGCACTGTCTTTTCTTCTGTTATGGCGATGGCGCCAACGGTAAATCGACGTTTATGAAGGCACTCGAAATCATATCCGGCGAGTTTAGTACGACGGCTAGCATCGAGGCGCTCCTCGAAAAGCGCAACGACGGCGACAACGCCACGCCGACCGTCGCCGGTCTCGTCGGGATGCGCTTGGCTACGGCCCAAGAGATGCCAGATGGTAAACGCTTCGACGAGTCTCTGATAAAGAGCATCACCGGCGGCGACACCATCAGCGCACGCGTACTCTACGGCAGCATCTTTAAGTTCGTACCGACGCACACCCTTTGGCTCACCGGCAATCATAAGCCACGCATCACCGGGACTGACGCCGGCATATGGCGACGTATCCGCATCGTGCCGTTCACCGCCAACATTCCCGAAGACCAACGCCGAGACTCGCGAGAGATAGCCAAAGAGTTCCACGAAGACGCGTCGGCGATCTTGCAATGGGCCGTCCTCGGTGCCTATCTTTGGTACAAAAATGGGCTAGGATCGTGCGAGGCCGTCGACCGTGCTACCACCGAGTACCGCGGCGAAGAGGACATCGTCGCACGCTTCATACAAACGATGTGTGTCATCGGCGAATCAAAGCGCGTCGCGAAGACCGTACTCTATGCAGCATGGAAAGAGTGGGCCGAAGACGAAGGCGAGCGCGGAGCGGCCTTTAAGTCTCAGCGCTGGGTGTTGAGGCAGTTAGAAACTCGAAAGATAGTCATTGCGCATGACCGGCGCTTTGTGCACGGTATCGGGCTTGTCGAGGAGCGCGAAGAATCATCGGAACCAATGGCGCAACTCACACGCGGTCAACGTCGACGTGCTGAAGCGTAGCAAAATATGCATTATTGCATTATCTCATTGCAATTTCGGTAACTTTTCTATATATCTACCTCGTATATGAAAGTTACCGAAAACAGGGTGAGATAATGCGATAATGCACGAAAGTGAGAACACCGTGGAAGACCTATTCAACGATACGAAGCGACCTGTGCCCGTCTTAAAAAAATCTGCGCCGCTCCGATGCCTTTGTTGTGCCTTCGCAATGGATACCGCAACGCCGTATCCGCAGTTGTGCACCAAGTGTCGCGTCGATATGCACGCGTCGCTCATCATCATCGCGACGGACTGCGAAGAACTCGAAACGAAGTGGCGCACGGCCCTGCGTGGTGCGTCCGATGAACATCAGGAGCGCTTCGTGGCGTTCCTCGAGGCGGCGGGGTCTGCCTACGGTCCCGCTGCGCATCCAACGCGACAGCGAAGCATCGCAGAGTTCCAGCGCAGAGCGGCGGCGACTGTGGCCAAGGGTGGCGACTTCGCGCGCTTGGTGACCGCATGGCGAGCGTGGCACCATCGATGCGGAGACCGCGACATGCTCCAGATTATGATGGTGTTCAGAGTGGAGGCGACGTCGTGACGAACTGGTACCATCGCCAACAGCACCGAGATGCGAATCACAAGGCCATCGTGGCGGCGCTGATCTATCACGGCGCCATCGTTGCGGACATGGGCAACGCTGGCGGTGGAGTCCCTGATTTGCTCTGCGGTTTTCGCGGCGTGCTATTCTTAGTTGAAGTGAAGACCGCAACGGGCGCACTCAGCGCCAAACAACGGGAATTCTTCGACGCTTGGACAGAGTACCCCGCACTCGTTCTTCGTTCTCCGGACGATGTCTTCGATGTGATGGAGGTTCTACGCAATGCGTACGCAATGGACGAGATTGATTGGGCGGCACTGGTACCGCGTGGACGTCGGCGAAAGCGGGCGGTGGATGTTGGTACGGGAGCGGGCCGACGAGCAGGACGACGAAGTGGTTTGTCGCGGTCGGGAGATGATGGCAACGACTGACGAAATCATGGCGGCGATTGTTGACGAGTTGCAATGTTTAGCGGAGGAAATACAATGTTTGAGTTCATCGCAGGATGTGTAGTTGGCTTTGTTGCTTCGGTGATCGCAATGACGGTCGGCATGGTGTTGGAGCGTAAACGATGGGAGCCGTAGTACTGTTCTGGTACCTCGTCTGCAACGGCTCAGACTGCAACGTCGTTCCCTTCGAGGTGACGCGCGAGGCGGCCGCCATCGTGTCCTGCGAGAGCGGCGACGGCCACACCTACGGAACCTACACACGGCACGCACGATCTCACACGAAAGACGGCGGGTTGTTCCAGTTCAACGACGCAACGTATCTGTGGTTGCAAGGTCGGACCCACGCGGACACCGACACCCCAGCGAATCAGTACGACGCATTCCGGCGACTGTGGAACAACGGCAAAGGGTGGAAGCATTGGAAGGCATCGCAGCCGTGTTGGTCGCAATGGATGACGGTGAATGACGAAGGGCGAGCGGTGTGGCAATGAGGTTCTTCTTCGCCGTGCTGTGCATGACGGTGCTGTACCTTAGTTGCTTCTTGGCATTCGCCTACTTGGTTGGCTTTGTACGATATTGAAAGGCATCGACAATGGGCACATGGGAAGCACTGCGCCTGACCGAGGCAACGATGGCGCTGCTAAAGTCTGATGCTCCAACGAAGGCCGTCGCGTTGGCGCTTGGCGTGTCGAAGACGACTGTGTGCAAGTACCGACGGGAGTTCGTTGGACGAAAGCGGCACTACATCGACTGGCCAACGGACCCGGCGTGGTACGAAGTGCGAACCATGCCAGACATCGTCGCGGCGCTGAAATGCAGAGTCGACACGGCTTCATTGCACATCAAGAAGCACGGCTACACGTACCGAAAAGGACGTTGGGCGCGGTCGTTGTTTACCGGCAAGCGACCCGGGGGGCAACCGCACCGACCACCAAAGTACAACTACCCAGCGTCGCGGTCATTCTGGGAAGCACGGACGATTAAGCAAATGGCAACGATAGTCGGCTGTGGCTACGGCAACGCTGAACGATGGGCAAGAAAACACGGCTACGTCATGAAGAAGCAAACACGCCGCATTGCTTGGCCGACCGACGCATCATGGTACGCAGAGCGGACTGCGCAGGAGATCGCCAGCGTACTTATGGTCATCGACGACCAAGTCTATTTGCACGCACGGAAGCACGGCTACAAAACAAAGCGGCCGTCGATAAGTACCTACGATTGGAAATACCGCAACAAGAACACCTACGAAAACGAGAGGCGCGCATGACCTACACACTACACACCGGCGACTGTCGCGACGTGATGGCGACGCTCTCCGCGGAGTCCGTCGACGCCATCGTGTGTGACCCTCCGTACGGTCTTTCGTTCATGGGCAAAGGTTGGGACCATGGCGTGCCCGGCGTTGATTTTTGGGTCGAGGCGTTGCGCGTGTTGAAACCGGGTGGGCACCTGATTGCCTTTGGTGGTACTCGGACGTATCATCGCTTGGCGGTGGCTATCGAGGATGCCGGCTTCGAGGTGCGCGACTGTTTGATGTGGTTATACGGCAGCGGATTCCCGAAGTCTTTGGACGTGTCGAAGGCAATGGATAAACAGGCGGGAGCAGAGCGGGAGGTGGTGCAAAGCAAGTGGAGAACACAAAGCAATAAGCCAGAGTTCGCAACAAAGTGGGGATTTGGCGCAAATACAGAAGGCAATTACAACATCACCGCACCCAACACCGACCTCGCCAAGCAATGGCACGGCTGGGGCACTGCGCTCAAACCTGCGTATGAACCGGCGATATTGGCGCGCAAGCCACTGCGGGGCACGGTGGCCGACAACGTGGCGCAATGGGGCACCGGTGGGCTCAACATCGACGGATGCAGGGTGGGTAGTGAAGTAATGTTTAACACGCCTGCCGCCTCGCTTGGCAATAAAAGAACAATGTCGGGTGGAATGGCAAACCCGAACTATGAACCACATCACACCGCCGGCCGCTGGCCAGCCAACGTCATACTCGACGAGGATGCAGCGGCGGCGCTGGATGCGCAGAGCGGGGTGCTGAAAATCGGTGGGCAAGGTCGGCGTCGTGAGTCTTCGGGTTTGTTTGATTTAGGTGGTGACGGCGGCGCGTCTCGATTTTTCTACACGGCGAAGGCGTCGCGGTCGGAGCGCGAAGCGGGGCTCGACGGGGTGGAGGCGAAGCGCGCCAACCATCACCCGACCGTCAAGCCCATCGCCTTGATGCGCTACATGATTCGGCTCGTCGCACCGCGTGGGGCCGTCGTCCTCGATCCGTTCATGGGCTCCGGTTCGACGGGGTGCGCGGCGATGGTCGAGGGGATGCAGTTCATCGGCATCGACATCACGCCGGAATACGTCGACATCGCTCGGCGACGGATTGCGTGGTGGTCGGCATCGTCACCCCTTGACAACACCGCGACAATGGAATTACACGAAGAGGAGAGCGAAGCATGACGCAGTTACCAATCCCCAGCAATGTAGAACTAAACATCCCGGGCGGAACGTACACAGCCACGCAGACCTTCGTTGCGGTAGACAAAGCAAATCAGTGGTTTTGTACGTCGATGAGTGCATACGGCATCATCTCGAAGAAATTTGCAATACATTTGTGGTACCGTCCGACAATTAGACAGCCGTGGCAAATGCTCGGAGCGCACGAAGATGCACACGGTAACATTACCGTCATTGGCAATGATTTGTACTTCATTGTGAACCGCATGAACAAATCGGCATTCATGCAAAAGGTAACGCAATGGCAGGGCGTGCGCTCATGACGTATGCGTACGATCTGCGGCACTGGGCAACGGTGCAAGACTTCGACACGCATCTCCATCGCCACGACCCCATCGCTACGGCACCGTGGGCGCGTGGCGTCGTCTTGCATCACACATGGCGACCGTTGCCAAGCCAATGGAACGGCGCCATCACGATGAACGCCATGAGTAAACGATACGAGGCGATGGGATGGCGAGGTGGCCCGCATTTGTTCCTCGTCATTGGCGGACGCAATCCGGAGCTTGACGGCATCTGGCAGATGTGCCCATTGAACGTGCCCGGGATTCATTGTTCATCGTTGATTGGCAACGCGCAGATGTGGGGCATCGAAGTGGTCGGCGAGTATGACACGCGGCCATGGCCCGACGATTTGCACCGGCTCGTGCGCTCCACGACGTTGGCGCTGATGAATTGGCGCGGTATCGCAGTGGACGCCACGACACTCAAAGGACACCGCGAATACCCAGCGGCGAAGAAGACGTGCCCGGGCTCAGCGATAAACCTAGACGCAGTGCGGTACGAATTCGCAGCATATCAGCAGGGGAAAGTATGACCGAGTCAGTCGAAACAAAGTTGGCGCGTATAGAGGAAAAGCAGGACATGATACTGCGACGACTCGAAAACGGCGATGCCAACTTCAAAGAGTTTGAGAAGCGCATCGCGAAACTGGAGCAACAGGTGTACGCCGTGATGCTCATCGGTGGCGGTGCGTGGTTGGTGTTCCTGTCTTGGTATCGCATGAGTGGAGGCTAAGGTATGAAGCGCTGGTACAAATCAAAGACGGTATGGATTAACGTGTTGTCGTTGGTTGCCATGATACTCGCCACGGTTATGGCATGGCCTGAGATGCAAGACATGGCGCCGCAGATTGCGTATGCCTTGGCCATTGTCAACGTGTTGCTTCGCTTCGTGACGTCGGAGTCGGTGCGGTGACTGCGCCAAAGAAGCCACGCGCGCAGGCCGTCGTCAAAAGTGAATCACAGGCGGCGATCATCACCAAGTTGCAACAGGTGGAAGTCTTGGAAGCCATCGAGCGTCTTGGTTTTATGACGGACGCGTGCAAGGTATGCAACATCAATCGACGCGACCTACTCCGTGCACGCGATGCCGACCCAGTGTTCGCTGCGAAGGTGGAAGAAGCGACACGACGCGGTCGCGAAGTGCGCCAAGAGTTCCTCGAGTCCTTGGCATACAGCATGGCGCCAACGACGCCGGTCATGGTGATGTTCCTGCTGAAGAAGCTCGACCCGAGCTATAGAGAATCCTACAATGTACACTCCACTACAGGCCCCAACGACTACGTCATCGACCTCACCGCTGACGATCCGACACCAATCACAGACGTCACCCCAAAGAGCGTTTTGGGCAAGTGATGCGCGGTTTCGTCTGTTCGTCGGTGGTCGTGGCAGCGGTAAGACACGAGCCGGCGCAGTAGAGGCACTGAGACAGCCCAAGGGCTCGACTGGGCTCATCGTGGCACCGACATACCCTATGCTGAAACTTGGCGCCATGGAGACCATTCTGCGCTTGGTAGCGAAGGCCGGCATTGCGACGTCGTGGAATAAGTCAGATATGGAGCTTCGATTGCT